GATTATGGGGTTGTGCTTAGTGCTTTCTTCTGGAGACGATTCAAGAACAAAGAAAACATAACTTTCTTTGACCCAAACGAAGTACCAGACCTGTACGAAGCATTTTATCAAAACACACAACGGTTTGAACAGCTCTATTGCGAATATGAAAAACGCAAAGACTTGAGAACAAAGACCATGAGTGCTGAAGAAGTGTTCAAATCAGGCATACTCAAGGAACGAACAGACACTGGTCGTATCTATCTAGTGTTCATTGACAATGTGATGAACCAAGGACCTTTTGATCCTGAGTATCATACCATTTATCAGAGTAATCTTTGCTGTGAAATACTTTTACCTACTAAATCCTTTAAACGTCTGGATGACAGCGATGGTCGTATCGCACTTTGCACTCTGGGCTCAATCAATTGGGGTGCGTTCCGTAACCCAGAAGACATGCGCCGTGCTTGTCGCATACTGCATCGTAGCCTCAACAACATTCTTGATTATCAAGACTTTCTTTCCATCCAGTCTAAACTATCCAATGACGAAATCAGACCGCTTGGAATTGGAGTCACCAACCTTGCCTATTGGCACGCCAAGCGTGGATTCAAATACGGAGAGCGAGACGCCCTGGCTGACGTCAAGACGTGGATGGAACACCAGGCCTACTACCTGACAGAAGCCTCAGTTGAACTGGCCAAGGAACGTGGTCGTTGTGCGGACTCAGACCGAACACGCTACGGCAAAGGCATTTTTCCCTGGGAACTACGTGCCAAGGGGGTGAACGAACTCACAGACTTCACACCTGAACTGAACTGGGAAGGGCTACGTGCTGAAATGCGTAGCTATGGAGTACGCAATGCCACCCAAATGGCCATTGCTCCTGTGGAGTCCAGCTCAGTGGTGATCAACTCAACCAACGGTATTGAAATGCCCATGAGTTTGATCTCTGTAAAAGAATCCAAGGCAGGTTCGCTCACACAAGTTGTGCCTGAGTATCACAAGTTGAAAAACAAATATCAACAGATGTGGGCACAGAAGGACTGTGACGGCTACTTGAAGACTGCCGCAGTATTGGCTGCCTACATTGATCAGTCAATCAGCACAAACACATTTTACAATCCCGCACACTTTGCTGACCGTAAAGTGCCCACCACATTGATTGCCAAGAACTTGATGCAGGCACATTACTGGGGATTGAAAACATTCTACTACAGTCTAATCAACAAAGCAGGATCAAAACAAAAGGCCGACGAGGCAGCTCCTTTGGAGGAAATTGATTTTGATCTTGAGGAAGACTGTGAAAGCTGTAAACTGTGAACAGTATAGAAAAGATATGGGCCAGAGCCACTGGGCACCTGATGGGCGAGTCAGATCATGATCGTCCAGATGTGCCTATCTTGACTCTTCGAGAAGCTCGCATAGCCTTGTTCTTCAAGACGTTTTGGGTTATAATACACGTTATAACTTGTGGCTTTATTATAGCCAACACAATCAGACATTGGTAATATATGAGTAAACAACAATACAATTTAAAAACAAAAACAGATTATTTGAACCGCAAGATGTTTCTGGACCCAGCAGGTCCTGTGACCATTCAAAGATTTGAAGAAGTCAAGTACAACAAGATTGCCAAGTATGAGCAAGAGGCACGTGGATTCTTTTGGGTGCCAGAAGAGATCTCATTGACCAAAGACTCACAAGACTTTAAAGATGCGTCAGATACTGTCAAGCATATCTTTACATCAAACCTGTTACGCCAAACAGCACTAGATAGTTTGCAAGGTCGTGGCCCAAGTCAAATCTTTACTCCTGTAGTAAGCCTACCAGAACTAGAAGCTTTAGTGTATAACTGGACATTCTTTGAAACCAACATTCACTCAAGAAGTTACAGTCACATCATTCGCAACATCTACAATGTACCCAAGGATGTGTTCAACACCATCCACGACACTAAAGAAATTGTAGATATGGCATCAAGTGTGGGCAACTACTATGAAGAACTACATGTGGTCAACTGCCGCAAACAACTAGGTGAAGCAGTCACTGAACAAGACCACGTCAAAGCAATTTACATGGCTCTACATGCTAGTTACGCATTGGAAGCATTCCGCTTTATGGTATCATTTGCAACCTCATTGGCCATGGTTGAGAACAAGATCTTCATTGGCAACGGCAACATCATTCAACTAATCTTGCAAGATGAACTGCTACACAAAGAGTGGACTGCATTTTTGATCAATCAGGTTGTGAAAGAAGATACTCGCTTTGCTGACGTCAAAGCAGAATGCGAAGCAGAAGTGTACCAATTGTACCTGGATGTGATCCGCGAAGAAAAAGAGTGGGCAGAATACTTGTTTAAATTTGGTCCTGTGATTGGACTCAATGCCAACATCTTGAGAGACTTTGTGGACTTCACTGCCAAGAACGCACTCAACGAAATTGGTATCAAGTACTTGGAACCTGCACCACGCAGTACCCCTATTCCTTGGTTCAACAAACACGTTGACACCAGCAAGAAACAAACTGCACTGCAGGAGAACGAATCAACTAATTATGTTATTGGCATAATGAGCGACAGCATTGACTATGAGGAGTTACCAGAATTATGATGCAACAAGATATTAGAAAACATTTAGACAAAATTAACGAGATGATGCAAATCAACGAAGATCCTATCACACAATTTGCCAGTTCAGCACACGAAGAATGGCGTCGTAATTTTGATCCTACAGGAACAAAGCCCAGGATCAAAAAGAACAGCGACGGATCTGAAGGCGATATCAACCAACCATTTGATAAGATTCACCCGGACTGGCAAAGGGAAAACTTGGCCGCAGGTAAAGCAGCCGCCGACGCTGTGTCCAAATTTTCTACTGACATGGAAAAAGCCGCAGAGTACATTCACATTGAATGGATGAAGCGCAATCCCAAGGCCGACTATAATGCGGCACAACATGTGCCCTATGATCAATTGCCCGAAGATGAAAAAGAAAAAGATCGTGTACATGTACGTACAATGATGAAACTATTAGGAAAATAAAATGACAGCAATCTTGTGGAGCAAGTACCACTGCCCTTACTGCGATCAAGCAAAGGCACTATTAAAACAAAAAGGTATCCCGTTTGAAGAACGCAAGATCGGAGACGGGTATACCAAAGAAGAATTGTTAGAAGCAATCCCTACAGCCAGAACAGTACCACAGATTATCCTTGACGGAGAACTTGTGGGTGGATTTACAGAACTTAAAGCTAAACTAACAGAAAGCGTCTAATGACACAACTAGCACTCGAACACAATCAAGTATACACATTCAAAATGAATTCTGGCGAGGAAATGGTAGCCAAAGTCAAACAATCTGGCGGGGACTGGATCGTCTTGGAAGAACCAGTGAGTATTGCCCCAGGACCACAGGGCATGGGACTTGTGCCCAGCTTGTTTACTGCAGATCCCAAGGAAGAAATTCGGTTAAATACTAACAGCGTTTCTTTGGTATCTAAGACTGATGACTCGGTCAAGATGAAATATCTAGAAGCAACAACTGGTATCAAAGTACCAGAGAAAAAACTCATACTAGGATAACATGCCAGCAGTACAGAGACAAGGTGATTCAGATTCAGGCGGTGGTGTAGTAACATCGGGCATTGGCTCAGTGCGTACCAACAACAAGCCCACGGCTGTGATTGGTTTGGCTGTTAGTTTCCATGGTAAAAAATCACATGCAGGCCCACAAACTGCAGGTGGAGTAAGCACTGTGCGAGTAGCAGGCAAACCCATCAGTGTCACAGGTGATGCTGACACCTGTGGTCACACCCGCACCGGCGGCAGTAGCAATGTAAGGGCAGGATAATGGCCGGCGCAGGATTTTCAACGCCGGGAACATACACTCCTTTGCAATTGATTGCGGGCGCTGGCCTGCTGAACAATCAAGGCATTGCAGTTCCTGCCACATTGACCAATGCAGTAAGCTCTTATAATTCAATTACTTTTGTTTCTAATTTGAACGGTGCTATTGCTGCCGCACCTGGTTTTGGCATCAGCGCCAACATTGTAACCACACTAAAGACCTTGGCCAGCAACGCATGTCCTGCCCTGGGATCCAGTGTGCCTGGATCATATGCTGGCATGAATGTGCTGTTACCTGTGAGCGAACCGGGCGGCTTTGGCAATCTGGTGGCCAACAATGCTGCCATGTATCTTGGTGATGGCAGTGTAGACAAGTTTTGTCAGATATTTCAAATTGCGGCAGGATATAGACAAAGTGCAAACGATTTAATATGCAGTGCAGTCAATGCCACAACATATCTTGGTCCTACATTTACCACAATGAATGATCTAATTACAGGACAACTTACTGCGGCCAACTTGGCACTGAAATGTTTTGGTGCAGATATTGCCAAGAGTGGTAACCTACTGAACCTAGGCAAGTTAGCAGACTTTGGCACACCAGCAAGTGTACTACAACAAATCAGCGAACAAGCAGGCATCACATCAGGTACACTGAGTTGTATTGCTACTAAATTAGCAGAGTTTGGTCTAACACAAAGTGATATTATTCTGTTGGCCACCCCTGAAGCCAGTGAACGTACCCCTACTGAAAATGAATTTAACACACTGCAGAAACGAGCCTATGCTGCCATGGTGGCCATTGATGGCGACTGTTTGACCTATGCTCTGGACATACTAGATGCTGTGATACCAAATATTGCAAATCTAGGTGACTTGCTGGACTTGAAAAAAATATTCCCAACCAGTTGGCCCAGCATGACTGTGATATCCACAGCACCTAGCACAGTGATTGATCCAAACACACCACCGTCCCCGGGTAGTACCAGCATATTGATTTTTGAACCTGATGGCGCTGTGAATCCTGCTATTCAGGCAGCACTCAATGACAGCACAGCTATTACCTTGCCTGCTGGCTGCGACGAATTGGCAAAGATTATTCCGCCAGATCAAGCAGTAGCAAACAAAGCATTCCAGTCCAGTCTTCAACAAGTCACTGGAATCTCTACTGTTACTGCACCGCAATTGGCAGCCGCATTGTTAGGATAATCATGGAAACACTCAAAGGTCTTGATCTAGTTGAAAATGTAACCAAGCCTGTGCCAGACACAGTGACCAGTTACTACAAAAACACATTTGCCAATGGCACAGGCGAGTTTGGCACATTTACCATGCAGGACTTTTTGGGCTCTGCTGTTGGTACAAAAACACAGAATGCATTAGAAAATACGTCAGCTGTTATTGCCAACATGAATGTCGCAACCTTGACCGGCATCTACGCAGACATGCTGGCCACAGTGTCTGGAACATATGGTCCTAATGCAGGACCAATAACAATCCCCAGCGGCCCTGCAGCCGGCGTGTATGCGTCAGGTGATGATGCATTTACCACAGGGTTAATACCAGCGGCCAACACAGCAATTTCTGCATTGATTGCGGCCTATCCTGCTCATACCACATCATTGAACAACAGTTTTAATTCAATCTGTGCTCAGTATGAATATGAATACGACAACCAAGTTCGTGCCGGCCTAGATTTTGCCAACTTGGTACCAGGTGGACAACAGGCCACAATGAGCTTTATGAGTGGACTGCAATATGCAGGCCTAGATCGTGAGATTGGTGGACAGAATTCTTTCTTGATTGCAGTAGCAGATGCTGACACGCAATCAGGTCAAGCTGTGCTTGGTGCGTTAAGAGAAGGTCGTAACAACTCAATAATGGACAAAGCATGAGTATCAAGCACGATAATATTGTACCCAGTGTATGGCCCGAGTCTGACAATACTACAGGATTTCCTGTGGCTAGAATTGGTGCACAAGTTGGTGACATAACGTCGGGAGTTGGCGGGGCTAGGGTACTAGGTGCAATATCCACTGCTTTAACAGCCGTGACTGGTACTACTCTTGCAGCCCGGCCAGTTGAAGTCACAAGACTATTGGTCAATCAACAATATCCCAAAATTACATTGCCACCACCGCCAGAACTTCAAGTACCAGGTAACGCAAATTCTACTGACTATTCCTGCGGAGTTGAAGGCACTGCAAGAGCAAAAGCTCAAGATCCGTATGTTCAGCCAACTGTAGAGGCTCCTGCAGTTAAAATTGCGGTTCTAAATCTATATGCATCAAACAGCGTATTACCATTAGGATATGACCCACAAGCGCCTGTAACTGAGTTGTTGATCAATACTGATTTTTATGTTAATTTGCGAATAAGACCCAGTGTGTCACTGGCAGGTTATGACCCAACAGTGTTTACATTAACCAGCACTATTGGTGGAACTGTGTATGGTGGAACCGGTAGTGAATGGGCTGCTGGTGATGGTGCATCAAACTGGCTTGGTAGTGTGTATCGTATTCCAGGTTCATACTTGGGCGCCGCAGGCACAGCTACATTAACTTTTAGTGCTGGTCAAACAACAGTAAATCCAGAGTTTGTTTCAGCCTCAACCACAGTGAATGTGATACCAGCAGTGGTCGCAGTCACAGCCGCAGTGGAACAAACAGGTTGGTACACCGGCATTGTTACAGGCAACATTGATATTGTGTATCAAGGCCAGACTTTACAACTGGTAGTGAACGGTCCTCCGTCTACTGCGTACACCTACACATTACCCTGGGCCTCAGGGTCAAGTACAACTGATGCCAATGGCCAAGACACAGTGGCAGGAACTGCCCTTCAAGCTGGCGATTGGGAATTTACTGTTACCTTTGCCAGTATCACACCATTTACAAAATCATTCCAAGTATTAAACGGTGCCACAGACTTTGGTGGCGGGACTGACGCCGGCGGCGCAAACGGTGATGGTGCAGGGGGCGGTGGCGACGGCGGAGGTGGCGACGGAGGCGGAGGTGGTGGTGGTGGTGGCGGTGCAATGTAAGCACAAAATCACTTAAAAGTGTGGCTTTTTTGCCACATTTTTTTGGTTGACCAATAAATCCCATTTTGCTATAATACTTGTATAGTAATTAAAAAGGAGTTAGCAATGCGAGCACTTACCACTTTTATTGACAACAAAAACCGTTATGCCGCCCTGTTCCGCGGCCAACGTACAGAACCCGTTTATGAAATTCAAACTGCCGCAGGTCGTAAACGTGTGGCTGAAATGATTGATTCGGATCTGAGCCCTGAGAATCTTTCATGTGATGGCGAACTGCCACGTGCAGAAGTTAACAGACGCTACCGTGAACTCACAGCGGCCGCAAAAGACCTTGTGAAACTGGATCCTACAGTGGCTCAATACATGTACGAATTCGGTTGACCAATAAATCCCATTTTGCTATAATACTTGTATAGTAACTAAAAGGAGCCAACAATGCACACATACACAAAACAGACAGAACTTTCCTGGATTGACAGCAACGACATTGGAGAGCACATTGAGGACTTTGGCGACGAAACCCTGAACAAGGCTTTTGGCAAGTTCTGCATTATGGATGACCAAATAGCCTTTCACGACGTGTTAGGTGACATGGGCTACGAGCAAGACGAAGTTGACCCCGATCACTTAGACATTGTACAAAAAACAGTGGAAGAAACTCTTAAACAAGTCAACCTTGTGTTCCGGAACTTGGGTATTGCCTTGGAGTTCAAACAGGCCGACATGGTGGAGTACACTGCCTACATGCTCACAGGCAAAGGCGACACGCCCGAGGACATGGGTCAACGCATCCGTCGACTTGTAGCAAACCAAACTGTATAAGTTTGATTGACCAATAAATCCCATTTTGCTATAATACTTGTATAGTAACTAAAAGGAGCCTGAAATGAATGTCAAAGAAATTAACTCTGCTATCATGTTTGGTAATCTCACCAACGACGAACTGTCCACAGTGATTGATGCGGTGAAGTTTGCCCGTGCGCAACTCACCCAACAAAAGAAACGTAGTTTTTCAATTGGTGACTCTGTAAAGTTCACCAGCAACCGCAACGGCCTAACATACGTTGGCACCGTGCGCAAAGTCAAAATCAAATTTGTGCTGGTTAACACACCAGGCGGCCTGTTCAATGTACCGGCCAATATGTTGGAGGCCGCGTAATGGGTCTTGATATGTATGCATACGTGGCCGCTCGTGCAGGCCAACAAAAAGAATACTACGACACCGCCAATTGGGACAACGATTCAAAAGAACTTATCTCGCCTGTGACCAAGCCACGTGAGATTGCTTACTGGCGTAAACATCCTAACCTGCATGGCTGGATGCAACAGTTGTGGGAGAGTCAAGGCAACTCGGGCGACTTCAATGGTGACGAGCTTGAGCTAACATATGATGATCTTGAACGACTAGAACTTGATGTCATTGCAGGCACCTTGCCCGGTACATCAGGATTCTTCTTTGGCAACGACGCAGACGAGCACTACCGTAAAGACGATCTTGAGTTCATTAAAAATGCTCGTGCAGAGTTGTTCATGGGACTCAAAGTGTTTTATAATAGTTCATGGTAACGGATTAAATATATGAATGAAACAAACTTCTCAGACCCAAGGTTCTCGGGTGTAATGGCAGCAGGTTGGATCCGCGACTTAGAAAGTTCGGACAGCCGCATACACAAAGAAAAAACAATCGAAAAGGCTTTGATGGCATCCAAACTAGGCAGTGCTGACGCACAGGCTTTCTTGTTCAACTGCTATCAAGCCTACAATCCTTTCTATGTGTTTGGCATCCGGCAAGTGCCTGAGACTGAAGGTTTGACTGGCCAACCAAATCATTGGCCTGGATTTTGGGCCTTGTTAGAAAGCCTACGCACTCGTAGTATCACTGGTAATCGTGCAAGAGAAGCAATTGAAACTTGCAGTCAAATGTTTGACTCTGAAGAGTGGAATGGTCTAGCCCGTCGTGTGTTAATCAAGGACTTGAGATGCGGTATCTCTGAAAAAACACTCAACAAAGTGCTGGGCAAAACTGAATGGAAGATTCCTGTGTTCAGTTGCCAACTAGCACAGGACTCCACAGACCAACCTAAAAAGCTCAAAGGTATCAAACGCCTGGAAGTCAAACTTGATGGTGTACGTGTGTTGGCAGTTGTAAATGGATCTGCTTGTACATTGTACAGCCGTAATGGCAAAGAGTTTGAGAACTTCCCACAGATTGCAGACTTTATCGAAGAACATCGCAAAGCATTCCAGCGTGATTCTGCCTTTGGTGGACAGTTTGTGTTGGATGGTGAGATTGTGGGCAAGAACTTCCAGGACTTGATGAAGCAAGCACAACGCAAACGAGATGCCAAAACCGCAGACATGGTTTATCATGTGTTTGACATTTTACCACTAAGTGAGTTCCGCGAAGGCTTCTGTAATCTACAGCAACACAAACGCATTGACTTGTTGAAACGTACACAAGCACACCTGCCAGAAAATGGTTGTGTGCGTGTGATGCCAGGTATGGATGTGGACTTGGACACAGCTGAAGGTCATGACGTCATGCGCCGATTTGCCGAAGCTTCGGTAGAAGAAGGCTACGAAGGTATCATGATCAAGAGCATGGATGCACCTTATGAGTGCAAACGTTCGGACTTCTGGATGAAATGGAAACCCACAATCACAGTTGATTTGAATATTGTGGGATTTGAGGAAGGTACTGGTCGCAATCTAGGCCGCCTGGGTGCTATAATTTGTGAAGGAGAAGACAATGACAGAACTATTCGTGTTAATGTTGGTAGCGGTTTGTCTGATAGCAATCGCGATGAGTATTGGGCCGCTCGCAATGAGCTTCTTGATCGGGTGGTTGAGGTTGAAGCGGACGCAGTTACTCAAAACCAAGACGGATCATACAGTTTGAGATTTCCTCGCTTTGTGCGATTCCGCGGATTTGAACCAGGAGAGAAACTTTGAAAACACAATCAGCCAACGGTGTTACTGGACACTTGATACAGATATTTACAGGACAAACTGTATTTCGTGTGTACGATGACAATCATAATTTTGTTGATTATGATTTACGACATAGTGACTTGACAGTTACTATTAACGATGAAGATGCATATTTTTATCGTGACGAATATAACGATGTGTTAGATCACGCACCAGAAACAATAGGAAAACAAAATGGCAAAGACTAAAACAGTAAATAAAATCAGCGACAAGTTGGCCAAGGCCAATGAATCGTTCACAGTGTACATGTACGACAATGCGTACATGATTGAAGTGTCGGGTCGCGACAGTGAGGGTGATTACAAAACAGTCAAACTCATGGTTCCTACTCTGGAACAACTGCAGGCCTTGATCAAGGAAACTACAGAAATGGAAAGGGATGATTAACATGTTTGAAACAACTTATAATAGCGGTGCTTATCGTTCTGCAAGCGAAGTTAACTCAGCAATGGGTCGTGTGTATGGACACATGAGTCTGGCTGTGATTGTATCGATGTTTGTGAGTTACTTTGTGGGATCCAGTCCAGAGTTGCTGGCATTCTTTTTTACAGGTTGGTTGAAATGGATTGTGATCTTTTCACCACTGGCAGCCATCTTTGGTGTAGGCTATGTGCTGGCCAATAACCCCAGCAAGGGTGTGGCACAGTTATGCCTACATGGTTTTGCGGCATTGATGGGTCTGAGCTTTGCCATGATCTTTGCTGTGTTTACCATGGGATCGATTGTGAGTGCTTTCATGGGTGCAGGCATCTTGTTTGGCGTAATGAGCGGCTATGGCTACTTTACTAAACAGAGTCTAGACAGTGTTGGTAAGTTTATGTTTGTGGGCTTGATTGCCATTGTGATTGCTAGCATTGTGAATATCTTTATCGGATCAACAGTGATGCAGATGGTGATCTCTGCCCTAGCTATTATCATCTTTCTTGGCTTAACCGCTTATGACACTCAGAAAATCCGTGAGGAACTGAGTATAGAGACCAACGATTCAGCAGAAGTGCGCGGAGCACTGACCTTGTACATGGACTTTATCAACTTGTTCTTGAACTTGTTGCAGTTGTTTGGTGACCGGAAATAAACATGTCTACTGTATATCTAATCAAACCACTGCAAAAGAAAAGCATTGTCTACCATGTAGAAATGTATCGTAGGAACCCCGATGATAGCGTCAGTTGGTTCAACATCGACGAAACATATCGTTGGGGACAAGGTTTTATTGAAGAAGACCTAGATTGCAATCTACCCTGGCAAGGCGACCCTGTTGCCTATGCTCGAACAGACGCAGGGTGGGGTTGTGAGTTTGATGACAGCGTCAGTATTGAATGGGAATTCAGCGATGACGTCACAGAACTAGAGCAACAAGAGTTAAAAGAAGCCTACTACGAAGGTGGTGCAGGTTGGTTGTATGATGGTGAACACGAATGGCAGGAAGAAGATGCCGCAGTACACGTCATTGCACCATACCAAGTTGATCTGTGCGATGAAGATGGCACTGTGATCGAAGAAAATATTAAACTAAAGACTCGCCCCATTGCCAGCAATAATTGGCCATTTCCAACGTAATTAGCCAGACTTGTTGACAGCACTGGATCATGTTGTTATAATTATAGAGCATGATCAGGGAGATGGTGCTGTTCAATGGTGTGGTGGGGTTCCTAGGCCTGCTACTACCGTGGCATGTGAACGTCAGTCACATAGGTTGCGACACTGTCCCTGGATTCGTCCAAACCCCGATTGATACCCGGGAGTATGCTCA